AAGCATCTCATCAGTGAACTTGACGGCAACACCCGACTTTCCGATGGTCGCAGTCACTTGACCTGCGAATTCCATCGTCTGTTCTGGGTATTCCCCACCCTCTGGGATATCGGCAGCAGCGAATGCGCCCATAGCCGGGAAGGTTAAACTAGTTCCAACCTGAAAATTAATCCTCTGAAGCAAGGGAGTAAGCGCAATTGTTGGTTCAATCGCATCCCTTACAATCTGAGAAACAACTTTTGGTATGAGCATTGGCTGCTCAAACGCAAACTGCGTATCGTAAAACTCATCCCTCTTGATTTTACCAGCCTCAAAGGAGGACTTACGCTTCTGGTCAGCCTGGATCAAATCATCTAAACTAAACCGATGAGAAGGTGCGCCAGGCAGCACACCATTGTTTTGCCAGATGCTATGCATCCGATCAAACTTATCATCGAACTCACGCTTCTTAGGTTGTTCGTCAGTAAAGCGCTTGAGCGCTTTAATAGCCTGACTATCCAACCCTTCTTCTTCTAGCTTTTCAGCTAAAGCACCGTCTACGGCGTTGGTGATACCATTCTCAGTATCTTCAACAAGGCGAAGAATCGTATTCTTTTGCCCCTCATCGAAGTTCTGCTCAATAGCATCTTCGTCAACGCCAATTAACCTATCTTGACTCATTTTTTCTCCTTAAAGATCCACTTTGATTACAAGAGCAAAGAAATCACCACTACCATCTATAGTAGCATGCTCAAACATTGCAGGAATTCCCTGAGTACCAGAACCACTCAAGCCTAAGCCAGGTACAGTTTGTACTCTTTTAAGAGTGTTAAACTGCTGATCGGCATTCTGATTACTAACAGTTCCCGCACCGATCAAGCTTGCTACGGTGTCGTTAGTAGTACCAGCAATTGTTCCAACGCGGTACTTATCGATGCAACGACCAACAACATAGTTGGCTGAAGCTGCAGCACCATCCCAGGCGACTAATCGACCAGGCGAATTTGCAGCAGTTACGTTTGTCACAGGATTCCAAGTAGCTGCAGCACCACCGTCTCCATCTACTCTTACAAGGTCTCCCGGCTCAATAGCACGTTCTCCAATAGTGACTGCAGGAATCACAACAGAGTAGTTACCCATCAACAGAGAAGGCATCAAGTCACGACTGTAATTCGTGTACTTAGTTTTGAGTAGGTTGGAGTAGACCGGGGCAGTAATTACACCAACTGGTCTTACTCCAGTCACAGTAGCAGCACTTGCGCCGAGCGGCGCATCTGCGCGTGCAGTAGTACTATCTAGATCGTCGGTCCCAAAGTCAACATCGTTCTGAGCATATGTTACTGTGTAAGCACCCCAGCACGCAGGGACAAGACCCCTAGCAGCTTCTTCTGCATTCGGGTATGTGTTATCTACACTTATCGCTGCTGTCGCTGCTCCAGTATTTAACCTACCAACGAATGTTCCAGGAAGCAGGACGATGGGATCATCATCATGCAACTTGTCTAACATCGCGACAGGGAGAAAGTTCGCAGCCCTGAGGCCTTGAATCGAAGGACGTACACCTTCGTAAAGTTCTTGGTATGGGTGATGAATTTTCCCATAGCCTCTTCCAGTTCGAATAGCCATTTAATTACCTCTTCTAAATTTGATCCATTGGATCAATGTCTGTTTTCTTGATAGTCGATACATTTTCCTCTTTCACAGATTTGGCCACAGGAGGTTTCTCCTCAACCCTATCTTTTATGAAAGATGGTAATCCATTAGACTTGAAACTACTTGCTAGCTCAGGCACTAGATCCTCAATGCTATCTCTAAGGCTTTCAACACTTCTCGCTGCAACATGAGTCACTGCCTCTCCGAAGCTTTGGTGATCGGCTACCGATTTCACCTGCGGCTTATGGAGTTGCATTTGCATAGTGACCAGTTGAGAGGCGAGCTGCTTTTTGAATTCCTCAGTAATGGCAGCATTCTCATCCATTAAGCAATTGTACTCACTTATCTTAGTGTCGTACAACTGCTTTGCCTTCGCCAGTTCTGCTTCAAGTTCTGCAGTTCTAGACTGACTATCTTCTAAAGCCTTTTCCAAGACAACAACTGTCCTATCTAGAGGCTTATCCGTATCATCCGTATTTTTCGCAACATCGGTATCTTTAATCTCGTTCTCTTTCTTGGTACTCATAATATTTTGAGCATCCTTCCCACCTTCAGGATCATTTAATTCTCCTGATTGTTTATCGGTATTGATTTTTGAACTACTTATTAATGAACTGCCGGCCAGCTCCTTAATTACTTCATGTTTTAGCATATTTTTAATGCTGGCAGCCATCTCCTCTATATTGTAGTTGGCGTTTGTGTCGCCTAGACCAAGAGACTTAGGCCAATCTAATTTTTTGCTGCGTGACCCATCTTTATCCATATCGAATCCTTCAGGAACAGCAACCCTTACAGCACGCTTTGCGTTATCTTGCCCATAAGGAATTTCATCTTTATCGTCTGGAGATCTAATCAATTCTGTCACCCTGCCTTCTGAGTCCGCTAGCACTATTGAGCAGACTCCACCAAGAGTATCTGCGGTAACAACTTCTACTGTTTGTTCTTTTGATTCTGGAACTATAGCGCTATCAAAATCTGCGCTTAATATTCCTGCGAGTTCATTGGCGGGGTGGTTCACAAATGAGCATTCCATATATTTCATCTTACCTGTAACAAGATAAGCTCTATATTTTACTCCTTCTAGGTCGTAGACTCTTCCTGGCCTGTGATTACAGACTTCTTCTTCGTCAGTATCACTTAGCCAATCATGGCCACATATGGAGCAATATGCCTTGTTGCTGCTTTGTCCAGTAGAAACAGTTTTATATCGTCCGTCTAGTATCTTTTGTTGTGCATCTTTATCAGAAACAGTTCCGCTTATAACGATATATCCAGATCCCGGCTTTGTACCATGATCTGGATTCTTCCAATCGTTCTTAAATCGATCATCTTCCCATAGCTGTACAAATTTTTGCGAATCTATTCTACCTATCGGTTCAGATTTAGAATCGTGATGCTTCAGGAATGGTTTGTCATAACCAGCTGTGCCTCCATTGTCTTTGGAGACCCAAGAAGATGCGCCTGCTTTTACTCCACTACCGGGATAAACACGATTATTAAGTAAGTAGCCGGAGTGAGTTGCTTTAATAGTTACCCTGAAGCTAGGGGCATTAATAGAAGAATATAAATCTTCTAAAAGATTGTTAGCGTCAGTATATATATCAGATCTTTCTGGCATACCAAAGAGATCGGTAAATCGAACTTCTCTGTTCATTACTCATCTCCCTTGTCGGTATCTATATCTTCATCTATCACACATGTGGTATTTAACCGTATATGTGGACCAGAAACATCTCTTTTGCTTACCGAAGCAATCGGCATAACCACTTCTTTCTCTAGATCAAGTGTTCCATCTTCGTTAATGCTATTATACATAACTCTGATATTCTTCCTACCAGCCTTCTGTAACGTAGTCATGTATCCGTACTTATAAGCAAAGTCCGCGGTTTGGACTGTCATCATATCTAACTCAACTTTTAATGCGTCAAAGATGCTAGACGCCTTAGCCGGGTCTAAGTCAAGTTTTACTTCATTATCTAAATCTATCTTCAACATTATCATAGCCTTACGATTGAGCTTTATCAACGGTATACGTATGTGCTTAGACAAAAATAGACTGATATCGTCCTTAGATACTAGCTTATTGGTATGTATATCTTTGCGTGCTTTCTTTGCTCCACTCTCTATTTCAGGCAATAAGTACTTTTTTGCATCAGACATCATTGCATCTGTTTTTAATATTAATATTTTCTTTATATCATTAGACTTAGTGACCTTGTTGTACTTACCGTTTCTAGCACTAAGGCCACATATATCCTCGCACATTTCTGACCATGAGTAAGAGAACTGATTGAATAGCTCTTTCATCATTAGACTATTCTGAGCAACTGATTTTTTAGTAGCGGCTGTACCATGCTGATTAGCTGGGCGAGCTTTATTGGTAACAGTCTTAGCAGATCCTTGTGAACTGCCTGGGCCCTGTTCGTTCATTGCACCAATCTCGGCTAATGGCTTAGTATATAACTCGTGGAAAGTATTCTTTCTATCTCCATCAGCATACGGTTCTCGATTGAGATAGTCCGTTCTTAGCTCATCCTCTGTTATAGCATTCTGCATAAATAGCTGAATACCATGGTTCTGATGAGCTCTAGCCTCTTCTCTATCTATGTCTGGGAATCTCAGAGAGACCCGTACATCGCTGACTAGGTTAAATCCACCCTCTAATAGTATGATATCAACTATCTTGGCGGTGAACATTTCAGAAAATACATTCTGTATTTCTGAACATGCATCGACTAAATTCTTTGTAACCGTCTGCGCAGTAGCCTTATTCGCAGTATCGCCTCTGCCTAGGTCTATTCCAGATAACCTCAGGCCGCCAAGAACCCTACTCTCAAAGTGAGAGAGATAGGGTTCTAAATCTAATACCTGGCCTTCTGTGCCAAGCATGTTTATCTCTACTCTTTCAGAGGTGACTAGCCCACCCTCTGGAGGTAATGCATCTACTTGTGCTCCAATAACATCTACCTCTGAGAGTGTCTGTCCGTCTGGAGATGTTATATATCCAGCTGGCTTATCTTTTGATCCTACCTTGGCATGGAATAGAGGGAATGTATGCTTGTGGGTTACTAGCTCGGCTAGTTCCTCTAGCCTTCTCAAAGCTCTGATGTCTTCAAGCACAGGCACTATATATGGTGTACCAAAGGTAAAGCCAGACTTTCTATCCAGATGGAAGTGTACAACGTCGGAAGCCCTGAACTTTCTAGTTTTCTCAGAGTCCCATATCTTTTGTTTCCACTCTACTGGCCTGCCAAAATCATTCTTTTTTACTGCCATACTAGTAGGATCTGCCGGATACAAGCCAGAAATAGGCTGCATCGTTTTACCAAACATCCTAATAGGAGAGCCACTAGACCTAAGGGGGTCTCTCTTTATCACAAGGATAGCATTGCCGTAGGCAATCAGGTTAGTCAAAAGCTCTCTTACAATAGCAGAGATAGGTTCGCCAGTTATAAGCTCTATTTCTTCAAATCGTTTTTTTACATACGCTATAGCTTCTTTATCTGTACCGTGCAGATGCCATCCTTCTTTCATGGATAGCTCTCTGTGTCTTCTGACAGAAGCAGCAAAGAACGATTCTACATCTAGCGTCTTGCCTATTTCCCCAAGGTTGTACATTGGAGTGATGTAGTTGCCGTCTCCCCCTAGACTGGGGTAGCCTCTTGCTGTTAGGCTCGTTTTATAGTAGAGCGTAGATACAGCTTGTCGCGGAGATTCCTTAACAGTAGACTCTACGCTAGAAGGCTTAGTCTTGCGGACAAGCCTAAGATCCTCTTGCTCTGGTTTAGTAGTAGAGAACACTGACGCTATTCTACCGAGAAGACCCATCTGATTCCTTTAACATCTTTTTAATCTCTTCGTCGCTAATTTCCATTTTACAAGTCTTGAGTATGTTCCTTATCACCTCTTCTGATGTTTCTGGCTGATTAAACTTATCAATAGCCGGAATAACCATAGTTTCATCTAGTCCAAACAGCTCAGATTTTTGACTTATTACTATTGGTTCATTATCTGAGAAGTACCTTTCTCGTAAATCATCAGGAATATCAATTGTATACTGATTAGCAGGTATATCTAACCCACCTACAATATCATCTATGATATTGTCTGTTATATCGTCAGATAAATCAAAGCACTCTTCGAGAGATTGAGCTAATATAGAGTTTAATATCATCTGCATTTCATTCACTCGCCTCACTTGCCATTTGACCTGAGCCGTATGTACGTCCCTCCAGATTTCGACCGAAGCCTTCTTCTGCTCCTTGCTTTCATAGGAATTCAGTTTACTCGCTGTTTTTTCTAATTGATTAAGTATAGACTTAAGCATATCATGGAATAGCTTACATTTCATATATAACGGTTTTACAACTGTTACATCCATCAGACGTACCCAACGCTCAAGTAATTTACGTATTATATCCATAGTCTTATGTTTTATATACATAACAACTGCATAATCGAATCTAGCTCCAGATAAAACTGCGGATGTCTTTCTAGCATATTTAGCAGATATGTCAACCGCTAATGTTTTTGATATCGCCTTTAAAAATATTATAATCATTTTTATCACTTTTTTATCAAACTTCTGCTTAGCCATTATACGCAATAAACAACAGATTTGATCTTTTGTAGCGATATACGCACTAGACTGAGCTACGTTATTAATCAGCATTCTTTGCTCTTTATTATTAAACCTTATAATCGTAGCGGTGTGACCACACATCCCAATGAAATTATTTTTATATGCAGTTAAAAACTCAGTCTTTAAAAAACTAGGTATGGCATCATCTTCTTTAATTGATGGTATCTGATCATGAAGATTCATATTTATATTAACTTCACTAGAATACGTAGGATAGTATTTATATACATCAACAGAAGAATTTCTGGATTTTCTAAGACTGATGTAATTTACCCATAAGTCATATTTAGGATCGGATGATGCATATATATAATTAATGACATAATCTAAAATATTCTTGTAGTCATTTTCACCCACCTTTTCCATAGCCAAGGACTCTAAACGATTAAATTGAAACTGCTCAGCTGGAGTCGTGGAAACTGAGCTAGACTCAGATCTTATTCCTCTTATTAGTATCTTGTTTAATACATCTATCGCAGAGGCAAAAGCAATAGCAATAACTAATTTCATTGCACCATACGCAGCTCCTTCTGGGTGTTCTGATGGCGGAGATATTTTAAGTATGTCTGGCACATTAAATATATCTTGAAATTTATGTATCGCATAATTCAATAGATATACTGAATCGAACATAGCTAAATCATCATCAGATAGCCCAAACAATATTTTATTTTTATAATTTCGTTGTGTAACTGAGTCTAACCTAAGATTGCCTGTAGTTGACTCCATTATCTTAAACGCATAATTCAATTTAACTTGTTCAAACTTCTTAACTGCAGTAAGGAATAAATGAAAACTTATTCTTGCTCCATCTGCTTCTGATGGATCTTTTCTTGCTACAGCGGCTCTGACATCTTGCATAATAGAATCAACAGGGACATGTGTCGCCCTACATTTTTTATCTAATAAGTTAAGCAATCTATTAGATAGTTCTATGTTGTCTTTTACTTCAGAAAATATTTCATGGATTTCTTCTTCGTTGGCATTTTCTTTGTGGATGGGAGGAGCAGGACGTGCTGTATTCTCGTCGAATAGAGTTCTATCCTTTTCAAATTCCTGGGGTTTTTTAGAGAATATACCCATCAGATGTTACCTCGACCAAACCGGTTGCCCCTAGGAGTGTTACCGTGATATCTTGTTCTACCTCGAACTGAATCTCCTCTAGATCTGTTAGTGGCCTGTCTCCTAGCGACATACACTCCTATGTCGTTTCCTCCCACTAATGTTTCTTTATCTTCATCTGTCCTTTTCTCTGGCTTTAGATCTTTTTGCATTTTCTTACTGAATTTCTTTGCCTCTTCTAAATCTATTTGACGCTCAGTGATATTACTCAACTCGGGAAATGGTGAGTCGTTATCATGGTCACTGCCTACACCAATAGAATAAGCAATATCCATAACGTGTTCTACCTTTTTTATATCACTAAACTCTAAGATATGACCCATGATACATAGCATCCATGCGGTAAGAGTATGCTCGTAGTCTTGAGAATAAGTAGGTACACCACTTGGACTATACTTAACTATCTTGAATGCTCGCATTTGCTGAACAATACCTATATTTGCGAAGGGTATCTCACTGGGTACGATCCTTGTAGTTGTATCTTCACCTGCAGGCATTAATACCTGCTTCATCTCCATTGTTCGGCATGACGCATCTACCATAAACTGTTTTACTGGTTTCTTGATAGGCATACCGCTGACTGGATCGGTTATCTCTATATTAGAGTTCATAGTCATGGGCTTGACTCGCTCTTTGTAGTTGGTGTGTTCGTTGGGGTAATCCATATCATATTTCCACATCATCTCAACTTGGACGTGTCCATATCCAGCATCTACATAGATATATGCAGTTTGATTACCCCATACTTTATCAAGCTCCATTATTTTCTTGATAGCTTCTATCTGCTGAAATTCCTGAGTCCGTATTATATGTTTGTCTACTGTTTTATACATGAGTCTACCATCTACATTCATGGCCTCAGTAACAATTATATGTGTGCCTGTAGTCTTACCCCAGTCTACTCCTATAACGTACTTAGATTCTGTATGTGGGATACAATCTTCATAAGTATAGTCAGCCAGGCACGCGTTAACGTCCTCACTTCTAAACACACCTTCAGCTTCGTCACCAAACTCAGCAAGAAACTCTCGTTCGTATCCAGTCTTTGAGTAGTTCTGCTTAAACATATGATCTACTTTTGGAGTCCAGCTAGGAGATTCCGCAGATATAAACCAGAACTCTTTAAAGCCTTGGCTCTTGTCACAACACCAGTTATATAGTTTTTTACGTATCCCGGTAGGTGTGGATGAGACAATGAGTTCGCAAGTCGGATGAGAAGCCATTATCGCCATAATTACTTCGATATCGCTGTCATTAATATAATCAACTTCGTCCATGATAATAAAATCTGCGTCCTGACCACGAACCTTATCGGATTTTGCACCCGAATGTGCACCAGAAGACCAGCCTCGAATAACTCCACCTGAGCTGAATTCAATCATTTGTGGATTAAGGACATTCCTCTTAATCATGCCTGGCATATTTAGTGTGGAGGACCGGCCTATAAAATCACGCATAGTGTCAAAAATCTTTGCGACCTGTGGCTGATACGGGGCGAGTACTAATATCTCAAATTGCCTATCAGTTAATCCACCATTAGTAAATAATTTCCAAAGAGCAAGAACACTCATCGATTCAGTTTTACCCACACGACGTCCTGCACGAATGGCCTTAAACTGAGATGAACATCGCATGACCTCTTTCTGATACCATCTAGCCTCCCAGCCAAATTCAAACTTAGCCCAAGCAACTGGGTCTTGTAGCATTTTATAGTTCTGGAACTCTTCGTCAGATAAGCCTTGATTTTTCATCTTCTTAGCTAGCAGCCGATAGTCGCCTTCACAGGTAGGTATGAATGGTTCGGAAGTAAAACCCTTGCTATGCATATCTTGATAGTAATCTACACACTTTCTGCAGAAATGACAATCTCGACCAAGCATAGGCTTATAGTCGGATCCCTTATAGTCATCCATTGGCCTATATTTTTCACCAAAATCAATGCCTATTTTAATGGGCTTTTCGCCCTCAATCCTAATCTAAT